GCGAGCAATCGAATTGTATTTGAAAACCATTGGCAAAGCCAGAGGATATGTCGAAAAGGTCGAGCAACAAATCACTGGGGGCATGGACAATACATTGGAAATAAAGATTGTTAAAACAGAGTTCCCGATAAGGTCAACCGAAAACGATGTTTGAGACAACTGAGTTATTTGAAGCTAATATTACGGCCGAAACTAAAATCATAATCAACCAAGGTGGGACATGGTCTGGCAAAACCTATTCTATTTTGCAGGCGCTTGCCTATTTTGCATTGACAGACCCAAATTCACTAATCACAATCGTTGGTCAAGACATCCCGAATCTTAAAGCAGGAGCGCTTAGAGACTTTCAAAATATCATTTCAGACAATCCAATTGTTGACGCTCAGATTAGCGACTATAATAAATCCGATAGAATATACAAATTTGTTAATGGCTCAATGATTGAGTTTAAATCCTATGACAATTCGCAGGATGCTAAGTCTGGAAAGCGAGACTATTTGTTTTTAAACGAGGCGAATGGAATTGACAGACAGATTGCCAAGCAACTATTGCTCAGAACAAAGAAAAAAGCATTTATTGATTTCAATCCAGACGCTGAGTTTTGGGTGCATGAGGATTATTTAGGAAATCCAAATGCTACATTCATTTATTCCGACCACAGAAACAATCCCTTTGTGCCAAATGAGAACAGAATCGAAATCGAGGCGCTTAAAGACATCGACATTGAATTGTGGAAAGTCTATGCAAGGGGAATAACGGGACGCATTGAGGGGCTTATCTATCGCAATTGGACGATAGGAAATGTATTCCCAGACGTTGACTATGTTTACGGCTTAGACTTTGGTTATAACCATCCCACGACACTGGTCAAATGTGGATGGGACGAAAACAAATTCTATTTAGAAGAGGTCATTTATGAAAGCGGATTGACAACGGCTGACTTAATAGAGAAAATGCAGAAACTAAACATTGGTCAAAAAGAAATATTTGCCGATGCTGCGAGACCAGATACAATCGAGGAACTTTATAGGGCGGGATTTAACGTCTTTAGCGCAGACAAGTCAGTTAAAGATGGAATAAACACGCTAAAGGCAAAGCCAATTATTCTGGTTGACTCTCCAAATGGAGTCAAAGAGTTCAAAACGTATAAATGGAAAACAGATAAGAACGGCAAAGCAATTGACGAGCCAGTCAAGTTCAATGATGACTTTTGCGATGCTGCCAGATACGGCATATTTAATGGCACAAAATCCCACACAAAAAAAATAACATGGTTTTAGTTAACATCGACAAAGAATATCAATTCCCAACTCAGTTGGACGAAATAACATTGAGGCATTTCATTGACTTGCAAAACTTATTGCATGAGGAAAAATACAACGAAGCGGTCATGCTTATGTCTGGAATCAGTGAGGACATTTACGACAAAATAAGTTTAAACGGCAAATTGGAGTTAACTGGATTGGCTCAGATGTTAGTCAATGGCGAAATCCTTATGGTTGGCGAGCGATTAGATTTATACGAAATTATGGCTTGTCCGATTGGACAATTCGAAGACTGGAAAGCAACGATTGCAGAGTTTAAAGATTGCGAGTGGAAAGCATTGCCATTTTTATGCTTGTTAGAAACTGGCGAGTATAACTACGACACCAGAACAAACAAACGATATTTGGAATATCTAAACTTGCCCGCATCTGTTGCACTTTTTTACCAAAACAAAGTGAATGAGCAATTTGCAGATGTTCACAATAAATTCTTACCTTTGTTTGAAAGCGAATTAGAGGACATTCAATTGGATGCGGGAGTTCAAAGTCTTAATCAGTTTGGCGGTTATGGCACATTGGTGCAATTGGCCGACGGCGTGTACAAAGACATTGAAGCAGTAAGCAAAACAAGCGTTGCAGAGGCATACACTTTTTTGACTTACAAGAAGATTGAAAGAACATATTTGCAGAACTTAGAAAAATTAAAGCGTGAACAAATTAATCGAAATATTCAAGACTAAAGCCGAGCAGACTTATGCTTTCGGCAATGGGACGTTTAATGAATTGAACGCCCAGTCGAATATCAAATACCCACTTATCTGGATGCTATTCCCTTTGAGCGTAACTAACAATTCGACCAATAACATTATTGTTTCGCAAACGTATTCGTTTAACTTGCAATTTATCACATCGGGGTCGCTTACAGATAAGCAATCAAAAATGAATAGCCATTTCGACCAATTAAATAAAATCATGGTTGGATATATTCAGTCAATGCAAATTGAGAACGAAGATTTGGAGAGGGATGCAATGACATTTGGGCAAGCGACAATGATTAACAAAAAGCAGGACAATGTTCACTATGGTTGGTCGGTTGCCGTATCGGTAACATTGCCAATTGATTCAAGTTTATGTTGTGATTTATTTGCATGATAGATTTAACAAACACACTGGCTGAATTTAACAAGCTGAATGAGGCGCTTGTAACTGCATTGAATAAAGCGGGGACATTGTCTGACTCACATGAAGTTGTTTTGACAACAGAAAACACAAGAAGTCAAGTTGCTATCATGGCAAATGACTATTGGTTTTGGCAGAATAAAGGCAGGGACATCACAAAAGAGGGAAATTATCCTGCATTGGTAAGGCCAAAGATTGATGAGTGGGTTAAGAAGTTGCCAGATTGGTATGCGCCAGATAAAAAAGACGGCTCAAAAGGCAAAAAATTAACTAAGGATGAGCAAGCGTTTTTGGTTACGAGAAAAATACACAAGGAGGGATATAAGGGGAATTTTTACGTTGACAAAACAATCCCAAATTTTGAAGACGCAATAAATAAAGCGGTTTTAGAAGACATACAAAACTATTTTAACAATGAGTTTAACAATTGAAGTTCAGCCGTCAGTAAATACGGCCGTTTATAATCCAGTGCGATTCGAGTTTAATTCGGATGTTACGTTTGACTATACAATCGGAGCAGAAACAGAGGGGGGCGATGGCTTTGTAAACAACAATGGCTATGTTCAAATTGATTTAAGTGCGCCACATGGTTTATTGGTTGGCGATTTTATTAAGATTTCACAAAATGCAGGCGTTGATGCATACAATGGCGTTTGGCTTGTTACGTCTGTTGTTGGCGATAGCTTTACAATCAATGCTCCTTATGTTGGTGCAGGCGATGGAAATAATATTTGGTATTACAAATATTTAAGAAACTACAATGCAGTGATTCGAGTATTTGGATTTAACTATTGCGACAATGGATTCGAGGAAATTGCAAAAATTACTTTAAAGCCAACATTTGTTTTGGGTTATTGCTATTTCATTATTGATATTGCAGACATCTTAAAGGATTACAATTCTGAATGCAATGTGGTTACAGATGTTATTTCTGGGGACTTGTTTCCTTTAATCAGTCCGCCAATTATTCAGAACAATTTAAAATCATATATTAGATATTACATTTCTTATGCAGAGGGTTTCGACAATCCAGTTGGAAACGAGGCTCAGTACGAAGAGACAACACCAAGCGACTTATAAGATATGCCAACAGAATATTATACATCAAACGCAGCGTTGCAATATAACGTAACAAATGATTTAACAGATTACATGTTGAATGACACTGGCGTAACTGGCAAGAAGTTTTTAACAGAAGCGCCATTGACTAAGGTAATGCCAGAGAACGAATTGTCTGCGCTTTATTTTCTTTGTAATGATGGCAACTTTATTGCATCTGCTCAATATACTTACTACGATGCTGACGGCAATACATTAGCGCAAACAAATAATCAATTATATCCAACATTAACACTTTATCACAACGCCATTCCAGTTAATTGGATTGGTGCAGACCCTGCGGCGGTTAAAATGAGAGTTAGAATTGTGAGAACTGCAGGTGGCGTGTCAATCACTGAGGAGCGTTTTTATATTAGAGACCAGAACGCTTATTGCAATGAAAAACAAGTAAACTGGTTAAACAAGTTGGGCGGTTATGATAGCTTTATGTTTACTGCGGGTCAAGAAACTGCAATTAATGTGAGACGTGAGACTCCGATTGAATTTAGCATGGCAACCAATTTTGAGTCGCCAAATAGAATCAATGGCTATCGCTCGCATTCGTCTATTGAGTCGCTAAGTTTAGCAACCAGAGTTAACACCAAAGAAACGGCAAATTGGTTAAAAAGAGAATTGATTGACTCAATGGATGTTTATGTTGTTAACGATTTAACTTATGTGCCAGTGAATGTTAAAAATTCGTCTGTTGCTTACGATACATTTTCAAAAGATTTTATCGTTAAGTTTGAATTTGAGTATGCATTCCCAATTAACATCCAAACAAGATAGATGGAATATACTGAAATCATAATTGACGATTTATACCAATTGGAATTGGGCGACAAAGCCATTTTGATTCCGATGACTTATGAATTGATTGACATTAAAGATTTAAACAGACGCTCTGGTTCTAAGACAAAGACGATTGTTATTCCCAGAACAAAGCAGAATGACAAAATATTTGGATTTGCTTTCAATATTAATGCAAAAAATGCTTTTGATAAATACAATCAGAGAAAAATTCGCATCCAAAAGAATAGTCAAGTATTATTTAATGGCCTTTGCGTACTTACAGAGGTAACAAATGAGACCATTTCGTTTTATGCGTTTGCTGAGTTAAGTAAATTAAAAGAGGTATTTGGGACAAGGTCTATAAATGATTTGAATCTGGATGACTTAGACCACACCTATGACGAAACAATCTTTGACACATGGAATGGGAACTATCCTGCGGGCGTTCCTGCGGATTATTTTTATCCATTCATTGACTATGGGCAATTTAATAATCGAGGCGGGGCAAACAACCCAGAAATAACAGACGTTTTTGTTACAGATGTTTATCCTGCATTATATTTAAAGCGTGCAATTAATCAAATTTGCATTGACAATGGCTATACATTAAAGACAACTTTCTTTGATGACTATAATACAAGCAAATTATTGATTCCATTTAGCAACCAACAATTTATTCATTCAGATAAATATCTAATTAAAACAGATGGCTTTTCGGGCAACAGACCAGAAACGTCTCCTTATGCTTTGCCATCGAGTTTAATCCAATATACAATTCCAATCACGCAAGAAATTTACGACCCACTGAGTCAATTTGCCTCAGATGAATTCACATCGGTAACAAACCAAAGTGTTGACGTTAATATTTCTGGCTTTTTAGATACGTTGGGAACTTATGGAGTTCCAAAAGTATTTGACATTAAATTGCAGTATTATAATAGTGGAACGGCTATTTGGTCAGACGTAATTGTCAAAGACTATGGACAGATTGCAAACGCAGTCCCTTTTCAGATTAAAACGAGCATTGCATTGTTTACTGGCGACAAGCTAAGATTTGTAGCAACCAGATATGCAGTTAAATCGATTGGCTCTGAGGTTTTAATTTATCCAAATGTTTATACCATTTATCCAAAAGACGTTAAATTAAATATTGCGCAAGGGGAAATTGTGCAAATGTCTCCAAATTTACCAAACATAAAGCAGTCAGATTTATTTCAGTGGTGCTATAAAATGTTTAACTGGGTTATTATTGTTGACGATAATAAAGGGCAAGTTCAAATAAGCACTTATGATTCATTTTATCAAAATGGCGGTCAAAAAGACTTTAGTCAAAAATTAAGTTTGACACCAAATGCAACAATCAATTACCAACCGACCAATTTCTCTCGCAAATATGATTTTAGATATAAGCATGACGAAAAAGACTATTGGTTAACCAGATATGATTTAAAACAAACAACCGACCAACCATACAAATATGGGGACGGCCAATATTATTTAACACAACAAGGCGAGGCAACATTAATTGGCGAGGTTGGATTCTCTCCGACTATCATTGAAAAATCATGGAATGGAAATGACCCAGACTATATTTATTTGCCGACAATGCTCGACATTGCAGAGCCAACAATTTTAAACACTCAGCATGAGCCGAGAATTTTAATAAATGGCGGTCTAACAACGATTGATATTTTATCGGATGGATTATATTCTGTTTTAAATGTTGAGGGCGTTGGCAATGTTTCAGATTTACCATTGTGCTATTTTCAGAAAAAAAAATATAACGAAAACGGCATTGACGCATTTGAATTAAATCTGGCATTTAACACACCAAATGATGTTTTAAACATGCCGAAAAATTTAGTTGACACATATTACAAGTCAGCAATTGACTCGCTTTCGGTCTCTGCGCAAGTTACTGCATACTTTAAATTGAGTAGTAAAGACATTACAGAATTAGATTTTGCAGAACTCTGGTATATTTCGTATTTTAGTGCGATTTTTAGACTTAACAGAATTGTGGACTATAATCCAAATTCATTAGGTTTAACAAAAGTGGAATTGATAAATGTGGGAGTATTGGACAGAACACCAGATGAGTTTGGAATAATTGAGCCAGTAACAGAATACACATATCTGGACACAGAAATTTTAGAAGATATAATTACAGAAAATAATAACGACATAATAATTTAAAAAAAAATGGCAAAGAAAAAAATTAGCGGACTGCCTGCAGGTAGCGCTCTAAATGGAACTGAGTTAGTGCCCATCGTTCAGACTGGCACAACTAAAAGAATCACAACGCAGGACATTGCAAATTTAGGCAATGCAAGTGGCGTTGAGGGAAGTGGCACAATTGGAACACTTGCAAAGTTTACGGCATCGTCAACGATTGGAGACTCTTTATTAAAAGAAACCGCAAACGCAATTGGTTTTGCAGTTACTCCAAAAGCATGGGGAAATAATAACAAAGTAATTGAAACCACATTTTCAAGTAGTTTAATTGGCAGAAGCGATTTCAGTGGATTCGGTAGAAATTTCTTTTATAATTCTGGAGATGACCCTATTTATTCAAATAATGGATTTGCAAATGCTTATATTCAATCAAATGGAGAACATTTATGGATAAACTCTGCAAGTGGTACTGCGGGTAATACTATTAGTTTTACTCAACCAATGACATTAACATCTGCGGGAAATTTAGGTTTGGGAAAAACTGCTCCTTTAGGAATATTACATCTTTACAAAGCAAGTGCAACAACTCGAATGGTAATCGATGGCGATGCGGCTCAAAATAGAATTATAACTTATCGCACTGGCGGGGTGCAAAGATTTGGTTTCTATGTAAACAATACTGCGGAAAGTGGTGCAAATGCAGGAAGTGATTTTGCAATTCGTGCTTATAGTGATACTGGAACTTTATTAAGTACGCCTTTATTTATCAAAAGAAGTACTGGAGATGTTGGTATTGGAACGATTACACCAATAAATGTTGCGGGATTTAGAACATTAACAATAAATGGAACATCGGGAGCGATTTTATATACACAAGTAAATGGAGTTACATCTGCTTTTGTTTCGTCTGAAACTGCTTTTAGTGTAATTGGAGAGGCAAGAAATAAAAATGTTTGGTTTGCAACAAATAACACAATTAGAGGCGGTTTTTTTGCAAATGGAAATTTTGCAGTAAACACAACCACAGATGCAGGCTACAAGTTAGATGTAAATGGAACTGCAAGAGTAAGTGGTAATTTAGATGTTAATTCTACAAATATTACATTAAATACTGCTTCTTCACTTGGTGCAAGAATGAATTTTATTTCAACTTCTACAAATGGAAGACAATATCAAATAGGCTCAAACTTTATTATAGGTAATGGCGAATTTTCAATATTTGATGCAACTTCTGGTGTTGAAAGATTATCAATTTCCGCAACAGGTGCAGCAACTTTTAGTGGACAAGTAAATATAGGTAATCCAGTAAATGCAGCAATAGCAGTAGCAAGTACACACAAAGTAACAATAGTTATTGGCGGTGTTACTTATTATTTATTGGCAAGTAACGTTTAATTTATATCTTTGAATCATGAACAAAGAGGAAATATTCAGCATTGTTAGTCAAGGACTAAACATTGCAAACACAAAAGGCGCATTTAATTTAGATGAGAGCGCAATGGTGCAAAAAGCATTAGTAGAATTAAAACAAATTTTAACCATTAAAGAGGAAAAAAATGATTCAGTTGAAACCAAGTAAAATCGGAATTTTAGGAACTATCACACAAATTGATGTTTTAGTTTTACCATTTCAAACGAGCGCAACAAGTTGCTCAACCTATTACAAGTTATGTGATGCGGATGGCAAACAATTAGCAGAGGGAAACATTGCATTGACTGAAGAGCAATTCGCAGCATGGGGAACTGACAATAGTTATGTTTCTGACATTGTGATTGCTGAGTTGGGATTGGTAAAGGAATAATTTAACGGCGGTCGGGTAACTGGCCGCCATTTAAACAAAGGAAATGGCAGACGAGAAGTCAATAGTATATAATGTCGATATTCAGTTCGGCGAACTCCAGAAAAACCAAGAAGAGATTAAAAAAAGAATTTCTGACTTGCGTGAAGAGCAATCGAAGTTAGACGTTTCAACTAAAGAGAATCAAAAGGCTTTTCGGGATAATAACGCCCAATTAAAAGCATTAGAGGGTCAATACAAATTGAACGAAAAGTCTATTGGCGAACTATCGAATGCCGAGAAAGCAAACACAGACACAACCAATTTTAATAACAACTCAATTAAACAAAATCGTGAGTTGCTAAAGGAATTGAATGCGGAATACATTAGACTCCAGAAACCAACCAAAGAGCAGACCGATAGACTTAAAAATTTAACCGATACACTAAAAGCGCAGGAATCTGCGGTCGGAAACAATGTTCGAAATGTAGGTAACTACAAAGAGGCATTTGCAGGCGCAGCCGATGGCATTAAAGTTTTTGGAACTGGTCTCGGCTCTTTATTTAAAATGATTTTAACCAATCCAATTGGAGTCATTTTATTAGCGTTTACAAGTCTATTCTCAGTATTGCAAAAGTTCGAACCAATATTTGATTTCTTTGAGAGGTCATTAGCGGGCATACAAGGCGCAGTTACTGCCGCTTTAGGTAATATCACTAAATTGTTGACATTGGATTTCTCTGGCTTTATTGATGGCGTATCAAGCGCAGCAAGTGAGTCCTATCAATTGGCCGAAGCAATACAAGAACTCGAAGATAGAGAACGAGCATTTGGAATTGAGTCTGCAAAAAGTGAGGCTAAAATCAAAAATTTAATCATTCAGTCTAAAGACAGAACAAAAACTGAGCAGGAACGTTTGGGGTTTTTAAATGAAGCGTCAAACATTGAAAAAAAGAACTTTGAAGAGTCTTTGGCAATAGCAAAAGAAAGTTTTAGAATTGCACAATCGCAATTAAAAATAGCTGAAAAGAATTTTCAAGCGAATGACGAACTTAGAAACAAAGCGGCCGAAGCCGAAAAGAACTTAATAAATATTTCGTCATCGAGTGCGGATTTACAAGAAAAAATCACGAATAGAAAAAACCTATTAATCCAAACAGAAAACGAAGAGCGTCAAAAATTGGCGGACAAAAACAAAGCCAGATTAGAAAAGCAAAGAGCAGACGAGGAAAAGGCAATAGCTAAAGCGGCAAAACAACTCGAAGACTTTACTAAAAAAGTAACTGAGCAACTAAATGCCGAGCAAAAAGCCAGAGTCGATGCTTTCAACAATGACAAGGTAATTAATGAACTTAATCGCTCACAATTTGAGGCTAATTTAAAAGAAGAGTTTGCAAATGGATTAAAAACCAGAAAGCAATATGATGACGCTTTAAAAAAATCGCAGATAGATAGAAACAATGAGGAAATTGCACGTCTGGAGCAATATAATGGAATCACTGGTGCTTATGACGACCAAATAACTGCGTTAAAAATTGCCAATCAAAACCTTGTTACTGACAATAAAATTGCAAACGATGACAAGCAAAAGCAATTGGATGAGCAAAATTTGCAATACGAATTGGAGTTGGCTCAAATACAAGCAACAGACTTAGAGACTAAGAATGCGGCCGAAGTTGCAATTATTGAAAATAAAAATGCTCAGATTTTAGCGGACACAACAAAAACAGAAGAGCAAAAGAAAACAGAAATTGCTAAGAACAATGCAGCCATTGTCCAAATTGAAAGGGCAACGGCGCAAGCAAGGGTTGACGCTTTGGCATCTGTTGGAAACTCTCTCATGGCTTTGTCTGAAATTATTGGCAAAAGCACGATTGAGGGTAAGGCGTTGGCGATTGCGTCAACTATTATAAGCACGCTCACATCTGCGCAAAATATTTATGAATCGACATCTAAGATTCCATTTGTCGGCTCAATTTTAGCGCCTATCAATGCGGGTATTGCTTTATTGCAAGGTTACCAAAGAGTGAGAGCATTAACGGCCGTACAAGTTCCACAATTTGCAGAGGGCGGATTGGTTGAGGGGTTTGCAAATGGCGGTTTATCTGGCACACGAATTGGCGCAGGAATGGGAATGCCTATTCGCAGAAAAAATGGCGACAACTTATTAGCAACAATTAAAACTGGCGAGGTAATATTAAATCAAAGACAACAAGCGGCTTTAGGTGGCTCAAATACATTTAAGCGCATCGGAGTCCCTGGATTTGCTAACGGCGGAATGATTACACCAGATGCGGCGATTGATAGCAGCATAAACATGGCAGAGGCATTGAGAGGCTTACAACTTGTAGTAAGTGCAACCGAAATAACAGAAGTTCAAAACAGACTTAGAGTCATAGAAACAACCACATCACTATAATGGCAAAGGCAAAAGCAACGGCGCAGAAAATAAAAGTAAATTTCGGTAAGCGAAAGACTGGCAGAGCAGCGAAAGCAAAAAAATTTCAACCAAAAAAATATAAAGGACAAGGCAAATGAACATTGAAAGGGAATTTTACACCAGAATTGACACCACTTTTGGCGATTGCAATAATGTGGCCTATCATTTAGCCGAGAAATGTGCGCTAACGACTGGCGACATGGAGCGATATTTAATTCGTTGCGAATACGAAGAGCAAGTCATTAAGAACAAAAAAAGCAAAATGATTATCTATGCAGACTTAGCAGAAAAATACTGCAAGTCGATTCATTCGGTCATCTATATTGTAAAAAAAATATAATTGTAAAATCTTTACAAAAAGCACATTTGTATTTCCGCTAACTTTGTTAACATGGAAATTTATAATTTGCTAATCAATAAGGACATCGGAACTGACAAGGGCGAACTCTCGGCGGATTACGTTAGGTCTGAAATTTCAAAGGCACATTCACAAGGGTCAAAAGAAATCAAATTGATAATTAACTCACGAGGCGGCAGCGTTTACGAGGGTTTTTCTATTTACAACGACTTGCAGGACGCAGGTTTAAAAATTACGGCATACATTCATGGTTTTTGTGGCTCAATTGCAACTCTAATTGCATCTGCGGCATCTTATGTGGAAATGTCTGAGACTGCTCAGTATATGATTCACAATGCAAGTGGCGGAGCGCAGGGAACTGCAAACGAAATTAAGTCAACGGCAGAGGCATTGTCGCAAATCGACACAATCCTTGCTCAGAATTACGCTAAGAAAACAAAAAAAACAATTGAGGACATCATGTCAATGATGGATAAAACAACTTACATGACACCATCACAAGCCAAAGAAATGGGATTTGTTGACGCAGTAAGGATGCCAATTGCAGCATACGGAAAATTTAACGATAAAATAAAAATGGATACAAATTTCAAAAACAAAATTGCCTCTGCTTTCAAGGCTATTGAAGAGGCATTGACTGGCACTGAGCCAACGAATTTCGTTGAGCCATTGGCAGATGGATTAACAATTCTTTATGGAGAGGGCGAGTTTGAAGTGGGTAAGGCGGTTTATACTGACGAGACCATGACTACATTTGCTCCAGAGGGCGAGCATGCTTTAGCATCTGGCAAAATTATCTTAGTTGACGCAGCAGGCGTTATCGTTGAGATTCGTGAGGTTGAAGTTGAAATCGAAGCTAACCAAACAGAAATTTTAACTGCACAAGTTGAAACTTTAAATGCTGAAATCACTGCTTTAAAAGCAGAGAAAGCAACGATTGAAACTGCAAGCGCAGCATTCAAAGCTAAAATGGACAAAGAGTTCAAAGCGTTAAAATCATTAGTTGAAACGGCTGAGACTAAAGTAGTAGAGGCAGCAGCAGCAAAGTCAGAGGTTAAAAAATCGCCATTTGACATTGTAGCAGAAAACATTAAAAAACAATATTAATTAAACAAAAAATAAAACAACAAGAAAATGGCAGATGTATTAGACATTAACGTTAGTTGGGCAGGGCAACAAGCTAACGAGGTTTTAATTAAACCAACGTTTTTGACTCCAGAGTTACAAAACGAATTCAGAATAATTTTAGACATCAAATCTAAAAGACAATTAGCATTAGACACAATCCTTTCGGGCGTAGTACGTCCCTCAGTTGGTTGCGGTCGTGATAATGCAGGCGATGTAGTTGACATCACTGAGAAATTTATTGAAGTTTGTGATTTGAAAGTTAATTTAGACCAGTGTGCTAAGAACTTGAAAAACACTTTCATGGAAGAGTTTTTGAGAACTGGTAACGAGGCTCAAAACTTAGAGGGAACAATTGTTGAAAACTACATTATCGAGAAAGTTACAAACGCAGTGCGTTTAGACGTTTACGATATTGCATGGTTTGGCGATGAGAACTCAACAAATGATACTTTGGCATCATGTACTGGTATCTGGGCTCGCTTAATTGCAGGCGCAAACGCTTACGATGTTCAAAGAGTAGCAATTGCATCGACTTTAGGCGATTGCACTGCATTAGATGTATTGCGTTCAATGTACGAAATTGCACCAGACATCTTAGACCAAATGCCAGAGGGCGACAAATACTTTGCATTAACCAGAGAGTTATATGACAATTATTTGACTTGTCGTGAAGATGCTTGTTGTGGAGACAAATCATGGGATATGGTTGAAGCAGGTGCAAGAATGTTAATGTTCAGAGGCATTCCAGTTTACAAGAAATCACGTTGGTCTCAAGTAATCAATGCTAACAACTTGAATAGCAAACATAGAGCGGTTTACACATACAGAGAGAATTTAGTGATTGGTACAGATGCAATTTCTGACACAAATACTTTAGATTTCTTTTATGATAAAAGAGACAAAATGAATTACATTGATGCGGAGTTCAAAATGGGAACTCAATACATCTATGGCGATTTATCAGTTATTGCATTATCATAATTTTAACTTAAAAAAAAAGGAGACAATATCATGCCATGTGGAATAGTTAGTGGATTAGCTTGTGCGACTTGCGAAGATTTGCAATCGGTAGGCGGAATAAAAGCCAAAAACATTTACGTGGGTTCACTATCGGATTTGACCGATAGTGGATTCACGACAGATAGCGAGAACGTTGTTACTGCAATTGGTTTACAACCTTATAACTATCTTTACAAGTTCTGCGCAAAAACAAAAAGCGCAGGAGCAAGTCAAGAGTTGGTTACTGGCGAAAACAATATCAAATCGTTTACACAAACGATTACTGGTAAATTTCAGCAACAAACACAAGACGCTAAAAATGTTTGGGATAATTTAAAATTGATTGACGATTTATTCGTTGTAGTTGAAAAGACAAATGGTACATTTGAATTGTACGGCATGTCAGCAGGTTTAGAAATCACTGCGCTTACAAAAGCGACTGGAGTTTTAATTGGCGATGACAATGCGTTCAATATTACTTTGTCTCAGCCTATGGGCGGAGAGTCAGAGTTAGCACCAGATTTCTTTATAACAAGCTACCAAGCAACAAAGGCTTATTTAGAGAGCAAAATTGCTTAATTAGTTTTAAACAAAAATGTTTAGAGAGGCGATATAGGAAACTATGTCGCCTCTCTTCTTTTTGTGATTTTTTACTATATTTGCCTTATGACAATACCAGAAATAAAAATTCATGTAAGTTCGCATGGCGGACAAGCAATGGACAGAAAAGACATTGTTTGGCATTTAATATTTGACATGTACAAAAGGTCAACTGGAAATAGATTATCGACTGGATGTGGGTCGTGTTATAAAAGAGCATACAGATGGCTGCAAAATCAGTAATTTATCAAATATACTTTGATGACAAAACAAAGAAGTATATAAGTCCAAACGCAATTGGCTATGACAATTCTATTTATGAGGGCAAAGCGTTTCAGCCTGCATTTGAGAATCATATCATTCGTGAACTAATTGAGCAGGGAAAGCATAAAGAGGCCGAATACTTTGGCGTTTTCTCATGGCAATTTGAGTCAAAAAATTCTTATTGGCTTAAAAACTTAGAGTCTGACATTAAAGATGCGGACATTTACACGTTTTATCGATTGCACACACAACCAAACGTCTGGCGAGTTGCTGAGAATTGGCATTCTGGAATAATTGAAACGGCTCAATATATCTTTAATCAATTTAATGGCCTAAAAATAGACCGATTAAACACTCCGACCATTTATCAAAATGCTCATGTTTCACGCTCTGAGTTATACGAAGAGTTTGTTTGCACATGGTTAATACCTTTAATGGATATAATGGCGCAGACCGAAGATAAATGGCTGCAAAATCGATTATTCACAGACACAAAATACAAGTGCGGGCGATTTTCGCCAGATAAAATTAAACAAATCACTGGGGTTAAATATTATCCAATGCACACGTTTATTTGTGAGCGGTTTTTTTCAACCTTTTGCGCAACTAAAAACTTTAAAATCAAACATTTATGCTAAAAGTAAAACTAACGAGCAATTATGCCACATCCGAAAGGTTGGCGAGTGAGGTCATGAGACAATTTGCTCCAAAAAATGCGGTTAAAAAATTTGAGTTTACCTCTGGGAATGACTATGACTTGCTATTTATATTTAATGACACCACAGAACAAATAAAAGACCCTGCAAAAACCTTTGCGTTTGCACAAGAACCGAGTTGGTCGGCAAATTATAAGGATTGGAATGGGCAAGTTGCTGAGTTTATTGCACCAATGAATAACCAATTGCCAATGATGTTTAATTGGAGTGGCTTAGATTATGAAGATGCAATCAATTTAAAGGCTGAAAAAACTAAAAAGTGTAGTTTTATAGTGGCCAAACAAGAACCGAGAGAGGGGACGTTGTATGGATTCCGAAACGAGTTGGTCGAAAAGATATTAGCATCGGATTTGGACATTGATATTTACGGCAAAGGATGGGACATTAAAGATGCCAGATACAAAGGCGAATTAAAAGAGAAAAAAGATGGATTAATTGATTACCACACATCTATTTGCATTGAAAATTCTGTTGAGGACTATTATGTTACAGAAAAATTCTGGGATATTGTCATTTGCGATGCGTTTCCGATACCTTATGCGGCCATTGCTGAAAATACTATGCAGAATTTAGAGGCTATTATTTCACTGGCAAGCTATGGCGATTCACATAAACTTGTAGAAGAGCAAAAAGAATACTATTTTAGCGAACTAAACATATTTAATTTTATTCAAAGCAAATGCCAATCTGCATAACTTTCGGGACTAAAGAATATCAACAAGCAATCGATAAATTGCATAAATCCATGAGCAGATTTATGTACACTAAAACGTTTAACGAGAAGAGTGTTGAAATGCTTTTTGATGCTTACCCAGAGCATCTATATTCGTCTCGGGGTTATGGTTGGTGGCTTTGGAAACCTTATTTAATAGACTATATTTTGAGCATTATTGACGAGGGCGAATATGTCATGTATCTGGACTCAACAATTGAATGCCTAAAGAATCCAAATGACTTAATCAAAGAGGGCGAAAATATAAAGCTATTTCATAACGGCCAAAGACACATTGATTGGTGCAAGTCTGAGACATATTACGACATGGGCGTTGTCTGCATGCCAGACCAAATGCAAGCAAATGCAGCAATCCAAATTTATAGAAATACACCAGAGACCAGAGCATTTGTGCAGGAATATTTCAACCTTTGCTCAAATCTTATGCTTGTCAATGATGAGTTCAATCCAGATTATCAATTGAGCGGTTTTAAAGGCCATAGACATGACCAATCTATTTTAACTAACTTAGCGGTCAAACACAATATAAAATTAACGACATCGCCTTGTCAATGGGGCATGGGCGCAAATTCATACTTTAATCATCATCGGACAATATGAACATTTATAAAATCATTCTGGCATTAATCGTTTTGATGTCATACAACAAAATTTATAAAAAAGACTGGAGTTTCTTTAAAGAATACGGCGGGTCTCGAATTTACTATACTAAAACAATTATCACAATTTTAATTGAGTTGGGTATTTTCTTTATTATTTATAAAGCATGAAAATTAAAGGCTTATTAAAAAAAGACGATGACGGCCTATACATTGAAGTTGTCAAAAAAATGTATCTAAATGATTACATTATGAATGTCGAGCAGGCAGAAAAATTAAATAAAATAATCGGTAAAAAAATAACCATAGAATATGAAAACATTAGTCCAGTTGGCGATAAACAATAAGGCGCAACAAAAGCCTTTAGAATTTGAAGAGTTATTGCATGCGCTAAACTCAATGAAGAGTAAAAAGATTGCAGTCGAAATTGGAAGCTATGATGGCGGATGCTTACACGCTTACAAAGGATTGTTTGACAAAGTGATTTCAATTGATATTGCTCAACGTTCAAACATTGACGGCGTGGATTATTTAATCGGAGACTCTAAAGAATTGAAAGCTGAGTTAATCAAAGCACTGGGCAATAGCAATGCAAAGATTGATTTTCTTATGATTGATGGCGACCATACTTATGAGGGCGTTAAGGCAGATTTTGAAATTTATTCTAAGTTTGTGCGTAAAGGCGGAGTGATTGCATTCCATGACATTTTAGACACGCCATTGCACCGAGAATTGTTTTGTCGAGTGGATAAGTTTTGGAACGAAATCAAAGACGGCAAAGAGCATGACGAATTTATTGAGGGTTCTGACTGGGGCGGAATTGGAATTTTATGGATATAATTATAACTTGCAAAGATAGATTGCTGCATTTAAAAAAGTGCATTGCAACTATCAAAGATAAATCAAAGATATTCGTTGTTTGTTACGGCGATGAGATGGCATATAGATATTGCCAAACTAACAAAATCCGCTCATGCTTGACGGCCGCAAAAGACTTTCATTTATCAAAGGCCAGAAACTTGGGGGTTGCTGAAACTAACGAGGAATGGATTTTCTTTTGCGATGCGGACACTTTATTAGACCCAACCTTTTTTGATAAATTAGATTTAAAAGACGGCAACTATTACACTGGCGAGCCAGATTGTTCGGGCAATTGCATTGTCAAACGCTCAGATTTTATGGGTTATGACGAAAATATCAAAGGCTATGGCGGAGAGGATTCCGATTTATATATTTCTTTAACCAGAAATGGGATTCAAAAAAACTTTATTAAGTCAATGCGATACATTCCACATTCAGATTTTGATAGGACAAAGAACTATGGAAACAATAAAAAATGGGAGCAGCAAAAGAAAAACATTATCTATTTAATGTCAAAGCATCCGCATGAATTTATTTTTCCGCAATACGTTCCAAACGAAATGAAAAGACTTTTTGTATGATATACAACTCAATTGTAATTAGTTTGTTATGTTTTGGCTTTTATCGCTCAACAAGGCATGGGAATATTTTATTCTTTGTCCAAAGATTTGCGGATAAATTACCAAAGATATTTGGAAAGCCAATTTGCTTGTGTTTAACTTGCATGGCCTCACTACACACATTGGTTTGGCATTCTCTTTTGTTTGGTTTGACTATTGATATTATTCCGACAATGTTAATTGTGGCCTCATTCAATTATTTTATTGATTTAATAGTTTCGAATTATGAATAAACTGGCAGGCATTTGGAATGTTTGGGATGGCGACGAGCATTTGCGCCGTTCTATTGAGTTAATCAAACCACATTTGGACGTTGTTATTGTTGTTTACCAAAACATAAGCAACTCTGGGGAGTTATATGAGCCAACTTTGCCACATGAATTGATTGATTTAACAAATTTTTATATTCCTGCGCTTACGCAAACTGCTCAGTGGAATGAAACTATCAAACGAAATATAGGTTTGCAAACTGCAAAGAGCGTTGGTTGCACACATTTTATTCAAATGGACTGCGATGAGATGTATTTTAGTGAGGATTTTGAGCGAGCAAAGGAGCAAGTTTATATTGAGCAACTGGATGCAAGTTATTGCAGACTAAAAACATACTATAAATATCCGACTAAACAACTATCGCCAGACGAAGACTATTTCGTTCCTTTTATTCATAAGATTCACAAAGAAACAATCATGTGTTTCGATAAAAAATATCCTGCCTTTGCAGACCCAACAAGGCGGACAAATACTTACGCCAAACATAAGCAAATTGAATGGCTTAGAATGCACCACTATTCGTTTGTCCGCAATAATATAGAACGCAAGCTGAAAAATTCGTCATCGTCAAGCGCATTCGATGGGCAATATGAAATCTGGAATCGATTTGATGACACTGGCGAAATGATACATTTCAAAGATTTTAAGACAATTGACGTTGCCAATCACTTTGATTTGTAAATATATTGCAAATAGTTATTTAAAATAAAAAGTAAATTTGTAAAAATGGAACTAACTCAAATTTCGGACAATTATTTCATGTTTTCGGCCAAAGCGCCTGCGGATTTATCTGTTTTTAATCAAACAGATGACACTGCAAACAAAATTGTTCGCTATGGCAAAGATAATAACTTTCCGCAGGAACTAATCAAAGCCGTTCAATCGTCTCCAATCGCAAATGCTTGCGTTGAAACACACGCAAAATTTTTGTATGGCGATGGATTATATTTTGAAACTCCCACTGGAGAGGAAACAGATTTCTCAAAAAGATTAAGCGAGATTTTTAACGAGTCATCTTATCAAAGAATTTGCTATGACATGGCTTATTTTGAAAGTTTGGGATTAATTATGAAATGGGATTTGAATGGCTATTTAAAAAGTGTTAAGTCGCAGGATTTTTCGACCATTCGTTTAGGTATTCCAAATAAAGATTTTGAAATAACATTTGCAAAGTTGTCAAGTAACTGGCAACAAGAAACAAAAGACAGAAGATATAAAGCCGTTCCGATTGATTTATATAATGACATTGAAACAAAGGCCAAAATTTCAAATTTTGTTGAGCAATCTTTATTTGAAGATTTTAGCAAATGGAATGGAACGCTTAAATATATTCGCAGATACAAGCCAGGCCAAGTGTATTATTCGCAGCCAAAATATGCGTCTGCATTAAAATGGATTTATGCGGATGGCCAGATTCAAAATTTCCACGCTAACAACGTGGACAATTCGTTTGCGCCTGCATTCATTGTTTATGTGCCATACAAATTGACTGGCGTGGATGAGAATGGCAAGGATATGAAAGACTCTTTGAGGGATTATATTTCTGACAGATTAACTGGCGCAGATAATGGAGGTAAATTTGCAATTTTGGATGGCTCATCAAAAGAGGGGTCAATCCAAATCATTCCATTTAGTCAGAGTACGTCTCACGAAATGTACATCACACTTTCCAATTTAATTAGAGACCACATTGCAACCGCATTTCAAGTTCCATCTATATTGGCGGGCATTCAAGTATCTGGCAAATTAGGAACGGCAAAAGAAATTGCGGATTCGTCAATATATTACCAGAATGCAGTCATCAAACACGACCAAAATTTATTAATGTACGAAATGAACGCATTGGCTAAATTAATGGATGGTTACGATGGTACAATTATAAAAGTAAGCAATTCAATTCCATTGGCTTTTGTTGCTGAGTCATTTGCAGGGGCATTTACAGAAGAGGAAATCAGAGACGCATTTGGTTACGGCGCTAAAGAGGTTAAATTAAACACTGCGGCAAATAACATCATTGATAATATTAACGCATTATCGCCATTGGTTGCCAATAAAGTATTGGAGTCA